TGTTTTTTATTGATTTTTCAAAAAAGTTGTTATATATTTGTATTGGTTAGGGATGCGTCCCAGACCTCCCAAAAAAGGCAGTTGTTTATAGCTGTCTTTTTTGTTTATAATCCAAAATCTTTTCTATTATATATAAATAATTTATTATTATCATCAATTATCCAAAGTTCTAATATATTTTTGTTATGATTAAGTTGTCCTTTTATTACATTTTTCATTTTATCGTTAAAATTAGTTCTTAATTTAAGAACCATTTTATTGGCTTGTTTGCCTGCTCTTCTTATAGCATTTCTAACAGATGTATTTGATGTACCGGCTAATTTTAGTTCAAATAATCTATTATTTGTTAATGAATCAGGATTTTTGCCTTTGATAAAATCATCAGTTCCATATATCATTTTACGAATTTTATCATCTTTCTGTCCTAATATCGGTAATAAATCAACATTACAATTATTATCGGCTAATATTTTTGAAATCATAATATTATCTTTCATTTCTTTTGTCCCGTGCAGCAGATGCATTTTTACTCTTCCATTTTCTGCAGTATAAATATCTTTATATGCTGCATCGGGCGGCAAGTAATGGATAGCTTTTCGTAATGTATTTTGAGGTATACCATTATAATATGGGTGTCCTTTCGGATATACCAATCCTGTTTTTGCCAAATTTGTTTCAAACATTTTTGGAATGCGGACATCTGGAATTTCTTCTGTTTCCTTGGCATAGCTGGAAGCTATCTGGTTCACGCTGCAACGGCATCCCCACCCATTGGGAGGATAATACCTGTCCCAAAATCGGTCGGTTATCTTTTTTACAATCCCGTCCAATAGCTGATGCTCATCTCTTACGTTATTATCGCCTACCGTGTCATACTGCAAATAGGGCATAATGTCCGCATTCTTTTCGAAATCGTTCCATCGTGCGGCCATGGTGCTGGCACCAACTGCCTGGTTATATTCTGTTCGTAACCAGCGGCGGTATTTTTCATCATCCAGTTTGGCGGCATCTCTGAAATCTTCGAAGCTCCGCAATTTGCCTGTTTCATCTTTTAACAGCAAACTCATATCTCTGAGTTGCTGGTAATCTTTAGCAGCTGCAAATTGCCAGGTATCACGTGTTAACCGGGTAAGCATTGCTGCATCGGGAGTATCAAAATCAACCTGGGCAAATGTTTGTCCAAATCCTGCGGTTACCTGGCTTTCCAATGCCGTACCGATATGTTTCAATAGTTTGCTGTCAATGTCTCCTGCGGTAATATTCCCGGCATATACATCTTTTATAATGCGGGTAACTTCACGTTTTATTTTCAAAGTTACCGATGCCGGAAGGTCATCCATAGCTGCAGGATGCTTTTCACCACAATGCGGGCAAACATCAGCGTAAAGTTCGGGCTTATGTTTGGCAGTAATCGTTGCCCCCGGATTACTGCCTACCGAAAATTTGCAGCTAAACCGCCACCAAAGGATGGCTTTTCTTTTTTTCCTGTAATAGGCACGTTAAACGTTTTGCTTATCCATTGCTCATCTACTTCATGAGTAGTAAGCACACCCTGTACTATTTCCCAGTGCTCTTTTAACGAAAGCTCCTCGCTTCGGTCAAACACAAACCGCTCATTATCGTTAAAGCGGAAACCGTGCATCCTGAGCAGCGGGATGAGTTTATTGTTAACGGTAAATTCTATCATTCGCCGGTCCTTTTCGGCAATCTTTTCGTCCAGTGTACGTTCGTGCACTTCCGACTGGCTTCGAGAGCTACCGTCATCGGTTATCATGGTTCCACCGATGTAATGTTTGGCCATTTCATCGTTGGTGGTTTTTATCTGCTCGGCAAAAATCTTGTGCGGGTCGCCCTTAGTAGAACTGTCATGGATAGTCACTTTTGTGCCTTCGGGTAATACAGCATTTGCCGCCTGCCCTAAGTTGTTTAAAGCACCCTCTATTTCATCCAGCTTCTTTTTGTCCGTAGTAATAGTTTCGGCAGTTACCAACGGAATGCCAAAGCGTTCTGCAAAATCAGCCCATACCTGTTGGGCATTTCTTTTCCATATCAGTTGCGGAATGATATCATTCATTATCCCGTAAGGATGAATATTTTCTATGGAGATAATGTTTTTTTGAAATTTCGGGTCGGTATAATTTACAAACTTATTACCTCCTACTTCGAAGTAAATGCGTTTGAATTGAGGGCATACATTCCGGCGAGGTATGAGTTTCCAGTCCATGGTTACCGGGTTGACAAGTTCTATAACGGAATATTTGCGATAAATACTGTCCAGAAACCATTCCATGATATTGTAAAACCATTCGGTGCGGAGCTGCTGGGTGGCTTCTTCATTCTCGTTGCCATCCTTATCCATGATATAGAAGTGATTGCTTGTAACCGCAGCTTTCCTTATCTGTACCAGTGCCTGTAAATGTCCATCGGTAGAAAGGTTGTCGTACAAATCCTGTAAAATAAACCAGCGCGGGTCTTCGTAATTATCGGCAGCATCTAAGGCACCTCTCCACTTCTTAATGTCAGAGCGGGTTTTATCTTTGAATTCGCCCACAATTTGAGCAATTAGCCCTTTGCTGTTTATCCCTTTGGCTGCTGCCCTGGGTATTTTTACTTCTTTTTTAATTAATCCCCAGAGGTATGAATTGGATTTAATGTCGTAATTTTCCATAGTTAAAATCTGTTATCTTCGGGTTCATGCTTACTCCAAATGCGTATATCTGTAAGGGTGTTGCCCTCTTCATCGGTTAGCAAAGGAAGGTTGCAGGGTGCTCCTTTCTGAACCGCTTTTAGCCATTCCAAACAATCGGCATATCGTTCGCTTCGTGTTTGCGGAATATTATTGCCCCCTTCTTTGCTCCACAGGTGATATAATGCCATATCAATGGTTATCATTATAATGTAAGGGTCGCGGTTATCTTCATCATCTCCTGTGGCCGGAGCATCAACAAACACTTTATCCATATCATATTGGCCCCCCAGGTAATTTTTTATCTGGGCAACAGCCATATCAATGGCTTTTTTCAACTTCAACTTTTCGGTGGTAGGGTCGATAATTTTTGCTATCTCATTACGCACCTGTACGTCATAATCATTATCTGTGATAAATGGCATAATTAAAATCTGTTTTTCGAATTAATATATAAGCTCGCTTTACTACGCGTGCGGATAGAGCTGTAATTTTCAGCTCGTATGTATGTTCCAAGTTGGTTTAATGCTTGCTCATCAGCATCGGGACTATCGTCGTGGGTTTTATAACCCGGTTCAATGCCTTTCAATTGAGCAATTCCAACCTGCATATCGTTGTTTGCTTTTTCTTTTTCGTTGTAATAAATGCGACCGTTTTGATAATAAGGATGCAATCCGGCAACTATCCGGTCATATTTGTTTTGCCGCGGCCGTTCAACAATAGTAATATTTAGAGGACGTCCTTTTTCCTGTTCAACCATTCGCAGGGCATCTTTCAGCGGGTCGTTCCAAAACTGGCTTTCTACTTTCCAGTGTACCACCACTGTTTCCGGCAATCCTTCATTATAATCGTAAATGAAGCGTATAGCATCAACCATTTTACATTGTCGTACAAAAGCTTTTAATAGCCAGAAATTACGTTCATGCAACCCCCAGACTTTTACGGCGTTGTAGTCGCTTTTGCCGGAAAAGGCTACATCCCAAAATCCAATAATTACTTTAAAGTGATTCATTGCCGGAGGCTTGGCCCATTGTATGTGTTCGTCGGTAAATATTTTGCCCTCCACATGCTTTTCGTGGTTGTATTCGGCACGTGCAGCAATTGAACCGATATCAGCTTCTATTTCTTTGTAGTAATTAGGAGGATATTTTTCTTTCCATGCCGGCTCATAGGTAACCTGGTTATATGCTTTTACTTCATGCACTTTCCATGATGGGTGCCGCTCTTCCAGTTGATTTTGAATGGAGCGTGGCCATGGGTCATTGTTTGGATGCAGGTATCTTCTAACCTGCCCGTCCATGGTTGGAATTAAATCGCGTTCAATCCATTTTATTACATCATCCTGTCGTTTGGGATTTCGAGAAGTATCTTTATCTTCCAGGTCGTCTGGAACAATAAGGTTTGGACGTAATTTGCCTTTTCTTAAGCCACGGGGGCTTTGTCCCATACCCAATGCTTTGCCTAAAAAACGGTTGTCACGGGTACAGAAATCGCCATCCGTCCAACTGCCTTCCAGTTTTTGTTCACCAAAATCGTGAATTAATAATTGGTTGGCTTCGAATTCTGCCTGTATATCTCCCAGGAGTATTACTGCTTTATCATAATTGTTGCCAACAATTACCAGGTAAATGTTTTCGTTGTTTATCCACAACCATAAGGGAATAAGTGTATCACAAACAACTGATTTTGCTAACCCGCGCCCCCATCGTACCAAATAGCGGCAGGTTTTATTTTTCTTTACTCTGTTGGCTAAATTAACGTGAAACTGTGGTGTAGGAGCATCAGCATAATGCTTGAAATAAGTTTGAACAAAAAAACTAAAATCATTTTTAGCCTTCTCAATTCTTTCTTTTTGCTCTTTTTTTGTTTCATTAGGATTTACCGATTGCCCGGAGCGAACCAATATGAGTTTATCTCTAAATCGTTGAAGTGCTTGTTTGTCTTGAAATTTCATCGTTATTTAAACCTTAATGAAACGTTGTTTAAATGCAATTCTTGAAAATCTAATGTTTGTAAATAAAGTGATTCGTCAAATTCTTTCATCGCATCAAAAATCATCTCCATAACAGCAATGTAAGTTGAAAGGGTTATCTGGTTATCTTTATCAATAGATGATAATGTTTTATTCCATTTTGCAACCGCATCATCTATCCGGGCAATAGATTCCCGTAATCGGGTGGTTTCTTCCAAATCCTGGTTGGCTTCGGCTT